GGTTAGGTAAAAACTGCCTGTCTTTGCTGTTGCCATACCATCGTGGTATCAAAGGGGGTCTATTAAGCCACTCATCCCTCATTATCTGTGCGAAGCACTATATGGGTAACCATAAGATGACTTGAACATTGCTGGGCTTGGATGGGTAGGTAGTAGTAGACTGCTACCTATGGAATACGAAATATAGCCAATGTTAACATTTATAACATTAGGCAGCATCGGCCCTAATATGCCAGCCATTACAGCAAGCCTAACTGAAACAGGATATGAAGGATACACAAGCATACCAAAGGGGATGCGATCCAAGGTGATTGATAAGATGTTAAGGGACTATGCTTTAGCAAGAACCCATGTCTACAGAGAGTTTGAGGGACAAATATCAGTTCAAGAAGTATTGAATAGAGAAAAGACCCAAGCAATTTCAATGGAGACTCTCAATAAAGAGATTAAGAGACTCAAAGAAGAACTAAAGGAGGCTAGACAATGAGAAGTAGAAGAACTGGCAGAAGTATTTTGACTTGTCACATGTGTTCAGTGCATGAAGGGTTTGGTCGAGAGATAAAAGTAATTGGAATTTATTCAATATGTGATTGGTGTTTTGCCAACATCATCCCTAAATTTGCTGAGGCTTTTCAAGAAGATGATGGTGAAGAATTGCCATCATCTTTTCTCAAGGAGGAATCAGAATGAAGAAGTTTGAAGGATGGATGACATCAGAGTTGCAATATATAGCTACACTGATGGCAGGAAGAGAATTAGAATTCCAATCAGATGGAATTCTCAATCTAAACCATGAACTATTGTATGGTGAAATAATCAGAGAGATTAGAAACCGTAGAGTCAAGGAAGAGTTGTTCCAGATGAAACTCAAAGGGCTCGGAACTTCCCCTGAAGAGGAATAGAACTAGTCATTGCATTGGCTTTTATTTGAGTCCATGTACCCTCCAGGTGTTCTTTGTAGAATCTGGTTTCATCTAATCCGCTTGGGTGTTTGTGTTCGGGATCTATTATTGTTAGAATTGTAGCCATTGCAAGAGTACCATAAACAAACTCTTTACCAAATGCAGCAGGAAACCCCCCCTTATAGAGACCAACATTCATCCCTATCTTTGCTTGGCCCCCTTGCATTACAACATTAAAACCAATTACACCCACTCCACCAGTGAAGGCTTCAGGAACTCCAGTATAGTGAGCCCAAGCATTGTAAACTTCATTCTGAGAAAGTTCATGGGGTTGACTAATGGGGACTAATCCAAGACTAGCCATCTATATTCCTTTCCTGAGTGTAAGCGCGACGGAGTCTTTCAATGTAGACTAGATCCTTTTCATGACCAGTTACTCCACCAATGATGTAGTTAGTCCCTCCAAGGTAGAGGGTTGCTGACCCTCCTCCGAATGAAGCCGCTATACGGGTGATATGTATTCTATCACTAGCAGTAGGATTACCAGTTCCAACAGTACCACCAGAAACATTAGTCAAAGAAGGGAAAGCAGCATCATAGGGAGTGCGATTAAACCATTCACCATAGATGACTTCCTGAATATCTAAACCTGGTTGACTGGTGTTAGGTAAGAATCCTTGAAATAATCCAACCTCTGCATCACTAATCCTACGAGTGGTTACGACATCATACATGATGGAACTGACCAATCCTCCCCCCAAATCAATGGGGCCATGTTGTATATCTACAGCTTGACTAAAGAAAGTTAGATCATCTTGAGTATAACCGCCCAAATCAATATAACCTCTCCAGACAAGATATAAGTTGGCTCCTGCAAAGGGTTGCACTACTTCCCAACCAGTTGATGCGACACCTGGTACAATAGTGATAGTGTCAGTTCCTTCAAACTCCAAGATGGCATTAACAGGGGGAACTTGCTTAATCAATTGTCTGGCTTTCATGTCCGTTGGCATTACTTCATCACCTTCTTTGTTGCTTTGTGTGCTTTCTTTGCTAGACCTGCAAAGGACGTACGTGGGTGTTTCTTCTTCAGCTTGGCGTATTGCTTCTTGTATTCAAGATTGTATGCAGATGCCTTGCGTGGTTTCTTTGCTTTGGGTTTAGGTTCTCCACGCTCTGACGTGATGTCTCTAACATCTGTCTTATGTGCTGCATGATAACCCGCAGCATATCCGCGTTCCCAATCTGCAGTAGGCACCTAAGCACCTCAGTTATCTGCAGCTGTTGATTGTATAGCTACTGCCATCCAGTCCTTGGTTGATAGTTTGACTACTCTGCAACGGATTCTTGCAGTGCACGAAAGAAAACCACTGCCAACGTTAGCAACGTCATTACCTGCTGTAAGATATAACTGATCATTAACTACAATGAACATATCACTTAGACCAGAAGGACCGAAGTTATCTGGGTAAATGTCAGAAGCAAAGGTAGCACCTGAGATGTCATCAATGCTAAGAGCACCACTGGCTACTAATGATTGATTATCAGCTCGGACAAATGCGTTTCCCGGATTTAGATCCGTAAGTTGCATTGTAAGAGAACCAGGTTCACTAGCAAGATAGTTAGAAATGTCATTTCCAAAGTCTACATCACGTTGCCAAATGAAATCCACTTGATCAATTGCTATTGCTTGTCCTGTTGGGACATTCACATACGCACTCAAATCAAGTGTTCCTGTCTGTCGTCCCGCAGCACCGTTTGGGTTTGCTGCAGGTAAAGTCACTGTTTCGGTTAGGTAAAAACTGCCTGTCTT